ACTCCTGTCTTGTCGCCATCATCTTTCTTGATCGCAGATTTATGTTCTTCTTCAATTTCAGTAGCGATTTCCCTAGCCTTCTCTTCCTCAATACCAGACTTAACTGAATACTGGTACAATGATTGCCCCATGTCCGTATCATAAACAAATGATTCTACCACCTTCTCTACAGCAACTTCTTCTTTCTCTTCGCTCGCTTGCTGCCTTTCCAGCTCAAGATTAATTGCTTCAATCCTAGCGTTTACAGGCGTTATTCCACTATCAACCAACTCGGAGTAATCTCTCGCAACATTAGATGAATTAATATCCAGCTTCTCAGAATATCCCATCAAGCTGTTAAATATAATTCTTCTTGAATGGTCACCTGAAACTTCTTTAGCAATCTTCATTCCTATTTTAAGGTCGTTCTCACTAAGCTTATTTGACGCTAACATTTTTTCAAACGCTTTTGTTCTGTCGTCTGAATTTTCTATATTCATAACTGCCGTAAACATATCAACAACCGCTTGATCTTCGCTAGTTTCAACAACTAAATCTGGGTCTGAAAGTAAAGCTGTAACGTGTTCTTTCTTTAACTCTCCAGCCGCACCCATCGCTCCTGTATCATCCTCATCAAGCCTTATTCCATTTGACCTCGCAATGGCAAGCTCAACAAAATTATCGTCTTGAGCTAGGCTATTATTTTCCTTTAAAATTGCTTTAAGAGCCTTTGACTCTTTCAACACTTTCTTTTTTATTACAGCCGCCGTCTTTGCTGAAACAACTTTAGCTTCCGCCATTTCCTTTATATAATCTAACGCCGCATCAGCTTCTCCAGCCGAATCTACCTCAACCTTTGTCATCGCTTGATGCTTAACAAGGTCGTCCCTTGTCTTCTGAATAACCACAGCTGGGTCTTGACCTAGATGTTCCGCTAAGTTCCTAGAATTTTCATCTGCTTGAGGGATATTCCCGTTCTTAATTGAATCCGCACGCCCATTCTCAAACGTAGCTTTCTTCGCAGCGTTCCACTGGTTTGATTCATGTTTCAATACAGCGTTTGCTTTTGGCGCTCTGGCGATAGCCATAGAGGTAGCAAAAGACGCTTGGTCTTGTTTTCTTACTTGTGAAAGGAATGATGGCGCTAAATCGTCTCCAAATTTAGTATATTCGTCAAAAGACCCTACAGAATTGTCTCCAAACCTAGCTAATAATCCTGTCGTTCTTTCTTGGTCGTTCCCATTCTTATCTTTATAAAACTCCGTTTCCGTACTGGATAATTTATTGTTAAGAGCCTCGTTCCATTCAACTAACAGGTCAGCTTGGTTTTGCTTCGCATCCATATCTTGACGATCTTTAATCGCGCCGATTATTGTGTCGCTTGCACCCTGTATCGCTGCGCCAAGGTTCTGCATATCTTTCCCAGCTTGGATTCCTCCGTAAGCATTTGAACTTGGGATAGGAATCTTAGGTGATGAAACCGTAGGGACGTTTAATCCAACTTTATCTTCGTATCGTTGTACTTTCATTTTATTCCTTTATCTTACTAAAAAGCTTCCTGTATTTTGTGGGCCAAGACTTCCAGACAGTTTTGGAGCAGTTGACGTTGTTCCTCCTCCGCCCCACGAGCCCATCCCTCCCAATAATGCTGTTCCAGCCATAGATGCTGCCGTGCCAAGTAATGTTGTAAATGCCCCACGCTTACCAGCTGCTTTTGCATTTCTTCCTTCAGCTCTCTTATTCTCTGCTTCTTGGTCAAGCGTCCACTTCTTATATTTTGCGTCTTCCGTAACATTCCATGAACTAACGTCCGCATTATAGCGAATAGCCAATTCATCTAAGCGTGATTTGTTAATAGTATCTGTCGCAAGGTCTTCAGCTGTAACTGAGCTTAAATCTATTCCATTAGCGACTTGAACAGCTCTTGCAGAAGCCGCAACTGAAGCTGCTCCGGTCTTTTGCTTCTTAGCGTCAAACTTAGCGGCATCTTGAATAAGGGTGGATTGTTTCTCCCCACGTTTAACTTCAAGCCTGCCTTGCTCCTCGTTAATATTAGCAACTGCCTTTAAATATTTATTAGTAGCCGCACCTTGCTTATATTGCCCATAAGCAGTCATTCCTCCAGCCGCTGCTGTTGCTCCCATTGTTATTACTGTTAATGTTACTGGATCACACATTGTCTTTTCCTTTAGTAAATGAGAAGTGACGGAATAATTTACCTTCTACGCCATACGGAGCTGGTTCGTCAATATTAGCTCCTAAAAACTTTAACCATTGAATGCACTTTGTATTTTCGCAATCAACGTAATTCTCAAGATATTCGTAATATTCAAGCATTTCATCAACATATTTACGACAATTTCTCAAAAAGTGTATCTTAATGTTATCTAAATCGTCTGTGCTCAACATCCAGACGGCTGCTCTGTTTCCTAATATATCTTCCGGTGCTACTCCAAACATAAGAATCGCTCGGCCATTTTCAACTGTTCGGCAATATACCGAGTTATCCAGCCCCTTTATAAGAGCCTCAAGAGGAGCGATATTGTTGCTCGCCCAGATTTCTTTCTTGTCAGCATTTCTCATCCTGTCAGCTATATCTCTCAAATCGCCCTTAACAGATTTTCTTACTCTTATTTCTTCCATCAATATACCGTGACCTCTGGAATAACTGCTGTAATTGTAATTGGTAGCGGATCACTTTGTCTTATAAATATTCTTCCGCCATCTTCAAACCCAGCGCCTAACGGCATTCGGAAATCCCCGGAAACTAAATCAGGAGGAACTCCAAAACCAGCTCTTGTCGGGATAAATTCTTCATGTAAAGTGTCTTCGTCCGGCCCAAGCCATCCTCCACGAGAATTTAATAATCTAACCGTGACGTTAGAAATCTTCGTAGGTTTACCTTGGTTTGTTCCGCTTTTAAGTCCTAGCTCAACATTTAATGTCTCAAAATCGCAAGTGTAAGGTAGCCCTGCATGGATTCGGGAGCAAGCGCGTGAGAGAGTTATCTCACCATCAGCATTAACAACTTGTTGTGGGTAAACCTCTCCATTTCCAAGAGTAGCAACTGATTTTCCAATAAGGTGGTTCAGCCCAGAAAAAGTAGTATATGCTTTTCTTACTTTACCACCAGATACATAAGCGGAATACTCCGTCCCATCAATCGTTGTTTCTTCAAAAGTTTCTGTAATCAAATAATCTCCATCCTCCGTCGTCAGCCTGTTTCCATCTTCGTCAGTTAAATAGGTTGCCGTTTCAGCCTCTTCTATAAAGTTCAAAGGTATCTGTGTCCGAATTGGCAACCTTATATCGTCCTCCGTTGAGTTCGGTCATTCCCACAACATCGGATATGTCTACTAAATCATCGTCATCAAATCCATGCGCAACTGCTGTAATCACTACAGGATTAGCTTGAGTCGCGTTTGTGATAACAACAGGATTGTCATAAGTTATTCCAGAGTCTACAAAGAACTGGTCTTGAACGTCATCTGAGTGCATACGATGACTCATATATTCAACAAAGCGAACTCCATCTCTGTTAACAACCATCCAAACTTCGTCTTGGCAAGTGCAAGGAATTACGGTTACAGATTCCACAATCCCATCAGTTTCATGCTGTGCCCATGCCAAAACTTCCTGTTCTTCCATATATGTCATTGATAGGAACTTTCCATCGTTGCGCACGCACCATACTAAACTATCGTCGCTTTGTTGGTAGTCCATATCTATAATAGATTTGTTGTCAAACAAATGTTCAGATAAAATCCTTAAATCAACCCCTGTGTAAGAATCAATAGAGAAGTCATAGCCAAAGTTTCTGATAACAGTTCCATTCGATTGAGCGTAAATTATCTTATTTCCTACAATGATAGGAGCTATTCCAGAAGAACCTCGGTATCCTTGGTTTCTTACAAAAACTGTGTCTGGGCTTAATACTGTTTTATCAGCCCCGACTCTCCATTCCGAAGCTGATGTCAACGCTACCAAGTCTGACAAAGAAACCAATCCGTTTACCGCGTTTAGTTGCCGCGCTAAAAGCCGTATGTTAATAGCGTCAGTAGCAAGAACTGTCGAGTTAACTTTATGGCTGAGATAACTGGCTGTCTGCGTAAACCAAATATTCATCGGTTCGTGCGTAGTTGACGCTACCGCCAACCTGTCTTCATGGAACGCTCCCTGCCGTGGAAATCCTCGGTATGTTGAAAACGCGCCTTCAGCCCACGCGACTGTATCTGCCGTTGATCCAAACGCTGTTAATACGGTGGCTGTGGCTTCAGTTGAATCAACGACAGTTAAGACCCTAGCTATCCCAGGATGGTAAAATGGGTCAGACGTTAAATCAACATTTATCGTTCCGCTGGTATGCGAGTCGCATACAACTCTAACTAAAAACGGAACATCGTTTGTTTCAATATCTTCTACTCCAAAAGTGTTTACGTTAAAATCGTCAGCCCCAGAGAAGTCTCTCAGCTTAGTCCAGTTGTCTCCGGCATCAGTAGATTTCTCAACAGAGAATTTACCTGTCCATGTTCCATGAGAAATTAACCTCCATGTTGTAAAACACGTTATGGAAGCTCCATTTGATGTTCCTGTGAAAGCCATCGTTACTGATTGACCCTCAATATAATGAGTCATCTTAAATAAAGCGCCAACATGGTCTGCGTCAAATACAGCACTTGACGTTGACAGCGTAATTGCTGCTGTTCCACCGACAGCCGAACAAGCCATCATTACAGATGTGTCCACGTTCTCTAACATAAATGGGCCATCGTCAGATTGATAGTCAGCCAATCGCCAATCGTCGTCAGCATATCTGCTCAATGTTTGAGTTAAGTACTCGTTGTGGAATATATATAAAACATCAGCAGACCGCTCAAATCTTAAGTTGGCTATATCTGCCGCTAAATATGGTGTTGTAACTTCGTATTCTTCTTGAGCTACCCATCTATCTGCTGTTAAATCAACGTCAAAATCAGCGTCAGACTCGTGAGCTTCTAAGCACCTGTATGTCACGTCAGCACCTGTAGAGTCGTCAATGACATAATCTCCGATAATATATTCTGTAGCTGTCACCCAATCGGCAACGTCTGATTTAGCTATCTGCGCGTGGTCTTTGTAAAACCTAACGTGCTGGTCTCCAAACTCAAGAACATAGGATTGTGTTTCAGAAAAGATAAATTTAACGACACGAGATGTTGTATCTGTGTCTTTTGCGGTTGCAACGTATTTCAGCCCCGGACGATTACTAACGCCTCCATGGGGATGGACAAAGAAGTTCTTTAATTTTTTTAACCCTGTCGAGTACCGGTTAAGGTCTACGCGGCTATAAAGATTTGGTGTAAGTTCACCCGACGAAAACGCCGGTTGGATTTTTGACATTCCGCCCATATTTATCCTCGGCTGTCCTGATAAGAAGAAGTTTGTCTTGGTTTTTTCTTTTTCTCTCTACTACTGACTCTTTTAGCTTCAGAGATTGCTGCGCCATAAATATCCAACAACTTCAGCCCAACTTCAGCGCTTCCAATTAGCGTGTGCGACATACTTGCCGCTAAACGATAAGATAACGCCATGACAAACTTTGGACTATAAATCCCTGTGTCTTCAAGGATATATGTGTAGTCTGCGTACGCTAACTGCAAATCTGAACAAACAATCCTTAAGTTAGAAGATGGTTTAAAGATTACTTCAAATTCCTGTTCTTCCTTGTCGCTTACTGACCCCTCATTATATACATCCCAAACTGCTGCCGCTTTAACAGGGTAAGCATAAGCATAATTCCATCCAAGAACTGTTTCCGTAGAAAGAACTAAAGGTTCGCTTGCGGAAGCAAACGGCCATCGTGATTCGCTGAAAACATCATCTCTCGATGGGTCAAAAAATTCATTACAAGCGATAGACGCTGGGTTCGGCGCTGTAATGCTCGTGATGGCTTTCATCCCAAGATGAGCTAAAGCCATATTACAAATATCTATTTTTGAAGACATTGTTTCTCCTTAAGAATGGGCGAGGATTTTTGGTCCCCGCCCACCAGTTTACTTAGTATCGTCTTTGCCTTTAGCAGCAAAGCCTGTTTTCGGTTTAGAAGCTCCGGCTTGTTTTTTCTGCAAACCGCTTAAAGAAAGAGTTTCTTCTTTCTTTGGTTCTTCTTTAGGAGCTTTTCCAAGTAACTTGAAATTCGCCCCCGGAACAACACTATCTTCTAATTCGATGACTTCACCTTTACGAAACATTCTTCGATCAAAAGGCATTCGGATACAGTCATTAACGACTTCGTACTTTTTCATAAACTACTCCTCGGTTACGCTATTAATTGCATATTTACGTCTACATCTTTGCAGATGTATTGCGTAACTGTACCACTTGTTGTTACTTCAGAAGTGCGAACTCCACCTCGAAGATAACGCTTTGTTCCTGTAGGAATTCTTATTGCATTAAGATACCCGGCAACAACAAGGGCATCATCAATCGCTCCTGAAGAAACCAAGTCAACAAACGAAGTAGCATCTGTGCCGTCTGAATGTTGTAGTTTGAATTCTACAGTTGCTGAAGCTGTTCCCGAAAGAACGGCTGTTACAGCGTGCGAAAGCAAGAAACATCCGGCATAGTCGTCACCTTTTGCAACAGTGTCAACATAGTCAGTTGTCGGGACATTCGCAGTACTTGATCCAACTGTGATCGCGTCGGACATTTTTAAGTTATTATCAAGATACATTTTTATACTCCTTTCAGAGAATTAAAAGTTGTCTTATGCTAAGACCCCTTCAGTGTTAAGGATTGCGTCACATCGACGAACTGGCACTCCTTGGAATGACAATGTCGTGTTTGGACGGAATACAGGAGTATTCTTAATTTCGTTCATACTTAACCAAACATTACCTTTATCCATCAACTTAATTGACAACATAGACTGAACATCTTTGTTGCAATAGAATACAGGTTTAATTCCAGATTGGTTAGGTAACAACCCTAAAGCGCGAGTCATTAACTTCAAGATGTTAGCAGATGAATCTGTAGCATCAGAAGCAGTTAATAATTCAACGCTGTTTATGTTAGCGATACGAACAACATATCGGTAATCAGCTACTACAAGACCAGCTTTCCATTGGAACCATGAAACATAAGCTTTCAAATAAGCTCCAGTAGTTGAGTTAATCAATAGGTCTTGAACTCCGCGATCTTCGAACTGAAGACCAGCTTTACTGCCTTTAGGGTAAGTACAGAATACCTTTTTAGGCCCCCAACCAACAAGCCAAATTGACGTGTTGTTTGTTGTTGCTCCACCAGCCGTGATAACTTGCTCTGATGTTGTTTCGCCCGACAATGAATAATAACGACTATCTAATCCGTTGAACTGCTCAGGATTAGTTGATACGTCACCATAAATCAACGTATCCATCATTGTTTGGTTAAACCCTTCGATGAAACCAGCGTCTTCTGACTTTCTGAATTCTGCTGTGTTTCCGTTTAACATAGCCAAATCAACGTCGATATGGTTTCTGTTTTCCATAATCGCACATGGATCAACGATCATTCCGCGAGTTGTTTTCGCAGGCACAACACCTTCATTCAAAAGTCTGAAGCTTGGTGTTGGTAAAGATGTACGAATGCTTGATTGATGTCCTGTTGGTAAGTTACCTTCATACCAAGGAATATCATCTAACATTTCGTTTGTTTCTTGAAGAACCTCTGCAACTTGCGCCACGTTACCCATTGGATCAAGGGATCGCGATACGTCAAGAAGCGTTGGCCAATTACTTGTTAATGCTGCCATGATTTACTCCTTTCAAAAACTTCCTTTATTGAGTCATCGATGGATAAAGATTTCTCGCGTCGCTAGGGTCTAGCTTCGGAGTATCTCCCACTACCAATGTATCCTCACTAATTGTTTTACCTACTTGGCTCATGAACGCAACCATGAGTTTATTGTTTCCTACACCTGTTTCTTGCATGAACTCTCTAAGCTCCGCGTTACCGAACTTATTAAGCGCTCGTCCGCAAGCCGCCATGTCGCCTTTAAAATTAGCGCCAAGCGATTCAACGGTGTCTTTCTTCCAATCCGCAACAATCGCCTTATAATCAGCGTCCGCTTTATTGCGCTGCTCATCTAACGTGCTTTGGATAAGAGGAACGTATGCCTCTACAAGTTTCTGCGCTCCGTCATTAGTTATTCCCAATTCCTTAAAAATAGGTGTAAATAACTCAAGAGTTCCTTCGTCCATCTCCAGACCTTCTTCCAATTTAATATCGTAAGATTCTGGCACTTCACCTTTAGGTTCATCCCCAGTTTCAGGGCTGTCCTTTTTATCAGGGCCTAATAAAGTTCCGTCTTCGCCTTTATCAGTCTCCGGTGTTACTACTTCTGCTTCGGGTGTTACTGGCTTCTGATCACCATCAAAAGTTGCTGGTATCTCAGTTGCTGGTACGGTGTCATTGTTAGGTGTGACCGTATCTTCTTCTGCCATGTGTTACTCCTTTTCTTCTTTTTCTCTTATAAGTTCTTCGGAAGTCTTCTCCGAGAAATTCTCTTGTTGCATCTGCGCAAAAGCTGTGTTGTCAGC